GATGGATGCCGTTATCTGAACTGCGCTTGCTAAATCCGCGGCTGCGCCGGACTCGCTGAGCACGCATGGCACCGCGTGGCTCGGACTGTCCGCGGCCGACGCCGCCTCTGCAACAGATGCCGAGGTTGACCACGTCTCGGCAGGAGCATCGAACCCGTAGCCAAGCTCACTGACAAATGCGCTGGTATTCCAGGTCGTGACCGGAGCATCTGCCGCCGATGCAGATTCGGCAACAATCGGGCCGGTAATCCACGTTGTCCGCGGAATATCTGTGGCCGACGCAGCTTCGTTAACAGTATCGGAGAAAACCGTCATGGCGGCTCAATGAAGATTTTACCGTGAAGAATATTCAGAATTGTCTTCTTACTCACATCGTATTTCGCGGCAATCTTTGCTGCACTCAGATTCAGATACGCCGCGCGAATAGCCCGCGCTTGCTTCATGTTCAGCTTCGCGTTCGGCCGCTCAGGCTTCGGCGTCGTAACTGCTTGTTCAATTGTCCAACCGGCGCGTAATCTATAAGAAACCGCAGATGGCTTAACCCCAAGTTCACGAGCCCAGGCCGCCATCGTTTGTGTGCAGCCATTTGCAGTCAGCAGACGACTGTTACTTTTGTTTTGTGCCTGCTCAAGACGCGTTGCCCATCGGCAATTTTTTGGCGAATACGGACCATCATTATCGATGCGTTCGATCTCGCGCCCGTATGGACGTGGCCACATGTCAGCGTAGAAATTATCAAAATTCATCCAACGATTGCAAACAACGATGCCACGTGCTCCGTAATATTTGTAGCTTTTGTCAGCAGAATTGGAACATCGATTTAGCATTTGCCTCCACACGCGATAAATTGCCAATGTTGCCGTCGCTTCCTTGTGCCGTACCGACATGTCGTCCTCCATTTCTGGAGGATCGACAATAGCTCATCTGGCGATAGTCTTCTACATGCTTGCGCTGTAACTTATATTAAGCGTGTCCCCGTTGCCGACGACCTTATCGCCACCGGAAAACAGCCCGGCCGAATAAAGGACGCCCGCCGTGCTGTCGATGTTGTTGAGCGCACCGGTCCCATAAACGATAAAGGCGCCCTTGATCGTGCCAGCCGACGTGATGGCAAACAGCAGCGCCGCCGACAGCGCCTTCGACGCACCAGATGCGACTGCCCAGGCGCAAGTCTTGCGCGGTACGCTATAGGTCGGGGCGTTCGCGCCGCCCGCCTCCGTCCAGCCTGGATGCGAGGACATCGTGTCGGTGGCAGCAACTGCCGAATAGCCGACCGAGCTGATCAGCCCCATGAACGGCCCGACAACGCTATAGGCCGCGCCCGCCAGAAACGTATCGAGCGCGAGGTTCTTGCCAACGGTGCAGACGACATTCTCGATCGTGTCGCGCCACTTAAGCTCGCCGTCCGGCCCGAAGCATTCGCAATCGTACCGGCCGGCGGCATCCGCCTCCTCGGCGAACCAAGCGCCGCGTGTTACCTGCGCATCGACGCGATGCGTCGCATTCACCGTCTCGTCCATGAGTTGATCTCCTATTGATAGACGATGTCGCCAAGCACGGCCATCGAGCCGGGATTCGGCATGACAAGATCGGTCATCGTCAGGTCGAAATGATCGACGCCGGGCGCTTCGAGGATCGCCGACGAGACCCACGCCCGCCACATCGTGGCGCCCGGCGCGGCTCGCCCGACAATCATGGCTTGAACATTCTCCTCGATCGCCGCGCGCGTCGATGCGCTGTCGATCGACAGATTCGAAATCGTAAAGTTGACCGGGGCTGGGATCGGCGCCACAACGAAAAAATCCTTAACCGCGACCGGGCGCACAGTGTCGAGATAGGCGGAAACCGCATCGATATCAGCGCCAAGCGGAAAGCCGCCGTTATCCGCTCGCAAATCGTCGCACATAAAACGGACCGTAACTGTGCCTATTCCCATCTCGAGCGGCGCGCACCACGCCCGCGTCACGCCTGGAACAGCCAGCGTCCATTCAACATAATCGTCGGCGTCGCCGCCTTGCGGTGGATGGCGGATGCGCTCCAGAACACGCGCGCGCAGCTCGTCGTCCGTCTCCTCATCGGTCCCGCCCGTCATCGTGATCACAGTCACGGCGATATCGATGTCAGGCAGCGGACTGACCAACGCCATGGTGGCGCCTGGATCGAGATTGCTGATGCTTCCAGGATCGATGGCGCGGGTTGGCACTGCTGTCGGCGTGCTCCCCAACGTCGCATCCTCGGTTGTCTCGTAGAAAAGATTGGCTACGGTGAATTCAGTCCCTCGCGGCACGAGCGTGCCAGCCGCGCCTGTCATGCTCACAGTGCCCTGCGCGGGTGTGGCCATCTTGCGGCCAGTCGAGCCGTCGGCATTCACCAACCAAATTTGTCCGTGACGGTCGAGCCATTCGACCTCGGCGGTGTCAGGCATCAATTGGAGTGCGAGCCAATCCAAATACTGGAGCACGAGAAAGCACAACGCGCCCTGCACGTCAGAGACGACGCGCAGCACCGAGTTCGGCACGAGCGCATCCGCGCCAGGAAGCCACGCCTGAACGTTATCGCGCACGAAGCCGCGAACCTGCTTCAAACTGGGAGTTGACCAAGGCATCGGAATTGCGCTCTAATTGCTTCGCGGCCACAGCCAATCTGACATCCAAGTATCTTGTGCCGCACGCCGCCGCCGGCCAATCCGAGAATGTCACCCATGAATGGCTTGCCGGCGGCGGCACTTCGCTTAGGGGTAATAAGACAGCTGCGGGATTGTGGGGATTTCATCCCACAAGACCTGATATCTCAAATCGACCACCAGCGTGGGGCCTCGATATAATTGAACGAGCGCATCAATCCGTTCGAGCCCAACGCGGAGGGCTTTTACATACATTGACGTCGCCGCCTTGATATCGATGAAGGGTTGGATCGCCTCGCGGATAAACTGCTCAACGCGCGTGACCGTCGAGCCATCTGCCGCCTGCGTGCCAGTGATCTTCGATCGCCGCAGCAGCCACAATCGCGAACCGATCATCCAGCCGCCCCAAACTTCCTGCGCGTCGAGATCACCCCACCAGCCCTCACGGTTCGTCGAGTCCGGATCGGGCAGGATATCGCTCGTCAGCACGAGCCGGTTTGTGCCGAGCGCGACAATCACCGCCGTGGCAAGCGCCTCGCTCGAGTCCAGCGTGCCGTCGCCCAGCAGCACGAAATCTATGTTGATGTCTACCGGGAAAATCCCGTTCTGGACGAGCCGTATGTCGGGCATTTAGCGCGCCGCCAATGCTGCTTCGAGCGCTTCGACGCGGGAGGCGAGCTGCTGCACGGCGCCCGTCAATGCCGCGATCATGTTGTTTTGACCGTCACTCGGTGCATCGCCAAATCCCTGCGAATTATTGGCATCGACCCATTGCGATGATGTGTCATCGCTGCCGCCGCCGACAAGCCCGAAAACATTCTTCGCAAGCTGGCCGCCCTTGAGCATGACCGGCAGAAATGAGCCGCTTCTCGCCGAGGAGCCCTTGATGGCACCGAGATAGACATTGTTGTCGGGATTGACTTCAATGCCAGTGTTCTTGTCCTGCAACACCACCTGGTGCTGCTTGTTTACGTGCACGGTCATCGTCCCATTGACCTCGGTGTATTGGGACGAATCCTGCTTGTTTACCGGCTTCTGTCCGGTCGGCTTCTGCGCGCCGCCGCTCGCCGCACCGCCCTGCGCTGATCCTCCCTGCGAACTACCAGATCCCTGCGAGCCGCTCTGCTGTCCCGATATCAACTGCATCCGCAACTTTTTGCTGTCGGGCCCCGTCAGGTAGCCGCCGTCCTGGGCGAGATGGAATTGCAGCTGATCGTCCTTCGTGCGGTACATCGCGACGTCGCCCTCATCGAGGCCGATAAGCCGATGGCGACGATCATCAATCACACCAGCAACCGGAAACGAGCGCGCGCCGCCGATGAACGAACTGAAATGCTCGGCGCCGCTGCCGTCCGCATCTGGCGCCATGTGATGGGAAGTAAAACCGTAGTTTTGCGGAGCCTCGATTTTCGATCGCTCTTCGCCCGCCATGAAGTTCGCGGTGATTTCCTGCATGAGCTTGGAATCATCCACCTTCCCCGCAACGCCTCTGGCGCCGCCCGCCGTATAGGAGCGGTGAGCAACATTCTGTGGCGTTGCGCGGTGCATAGGTTATTTCCGTTGATCGTCGGCCGAAGATGAGATAGAAAAGCCACATCGCGGCCAAGAATTACGTGAAGCCCAGTGAAGCCGTGCCGCGAAGCGCCGCCGGACCATGCTCGCCATGCTAATTAAATTCGGCCATTCATGGCTTGTCTGGCGGCGCACTCATCCCTGCGGCGGCGAAGGCTGAGGAGGCGTCGTCGGCTGAGGAAGCGGACGGCCACTCGTTGCCCCGGTCGGTTCTGTCGGCATCCCAGGAACGATGCCCGCGGTCTTTTTCTTCAACAGCCACGGCACAACCAGCTCAAGCGTCGTCAGCGTGCCGCTGTTTCTATCCTGGCTGAATGTCGCGCTCTCAATTGCCAATGGCATATCGAGAACAGCCATCGGCGAGTAGACGCGCACGGTCTGGCCGGCATGCCACAGCGCAGGCGGATTTGTTCCCGGCCTCATCCACCCCTGTGTGGTGATCGTCGCCTTGATGACTGTACCATTTGCCCATGTGGCCTCATTGGTCGCGACCTCCTTCAGCTCGTCGATGCCGCGGGTCGGATATTGAGTCACGACAAGAAGATTGCGTTCCGGAACCGTTATTCCGGGAACTCCTACTCCAGGACTGACGGAAGCTTCCTGCTCGCTCGCATCCCTCATGTTGACGTCATTGCTGCCTTGCGTCGAATTGACCGCGGCAATGAATGGATAGACGTCCTGGATGGAAATCACGCACTGGCATTTCAGAATGTTTACGCCTTCGACGAGGTCGGCAATCGGCGCGTCGTTGTGATCGCCGATCAAAAGAAAATTTGCCTCGTTATCGCTGCCTAGAACAATCCCGCGAGGCCTCGCAAGACTTTCAAGGAAGTCCCAAACCGACTCGCCTTTCTGAGGCTGTACATATTCAAACGGCCGCGCGTTGAGCTTACCAACAACCTTTATGGAGGTGCCATACTTCGCCAAAACGGTGCGGGCAATCTGCTCAAACGTCATGCTGTCGAATGACTGACCGGGCATATCAACGCTCGACGTCGCCGGCTTCCACGTCAGGCTTCGGCCACTCAATTCCACCGCATGGCTCGACTTGTCGTAAGCAACCTGACGATCCGTTATAAGGCCTTGTGCCAGCTCAACCTGCCCACCGAGCGTTATTTCGACCACATCACCAGGGAGAAATTTCAACCCCGTCCATAGCGTCGGCATCGGCGAGAATTCAGAGCACGTGAAGCGAAATAGGCACGAAGAGTCGGCCCATCGTTCCTGAATCCATACAGTTTCCCAATTCGAAAATCTGAAGCCATATGCAGTTCGCTGGACACCCGGCTGAAGAGGTCCGGCAACCTGTACTGCGCCACTGTAAATCTCGGCAATTTCAAGCGGATTAGGATAAGGCATCTAATTGGACAATGCGCGGCCAGTCCGCGGCATGAACGCGGGGTGAATTACATGATTTTGATAGCGCAGATCATCGGCACGCGAAGCGTCAGCATAGAGCTTGTAAGCCGCGGTGAGCGTCGGCAACGACTCGACAAACTGGAAACTCAGCATGCGCGGCAACGGCTGGGCGCGCTGCGTGAGATCATACCCTATCGCTGCATGCCCGGCGACGAGCGCGCGATAGGTCGCCTGATCCATCGCGTCCGCTGTCGCTTCCTCGGCCGCGCCATATCCGTCGTTGATGACTTGGCGGACAGCCTCGACATCGTCGCGGCTCACAAACGTCATCTCAGCGACAATCAGCCCTTCGCTGAAAAGCGAATAGTAGACCAATGAATCGCGAACCAGAATAGCACCGGGCAGGGCCGCCGGCTGGGCCAGCGCAAGGCGGCGGATGACTTCCATCCGGCCCAGATCGATGCCATTGCTCACAGCCAGCCCAAAAATCTCCTGAAGCAGGGGCCCGACAGCATCATCGATCAAAAGCATCTCCACGTTCACACGGAGCCAGTTGATGGCGAAACGCAGATCGGAACCCACGCGCCCGCTCGCTGGCGTCTGAGCCAGCATCTCAACGAGCACAGTGTTGACGATCGGAACGGCCTGCAACGCGTCAGCTTTGAACATCACTCACCTTTAAGAGGCACGCCGTCGTTGAGATTATTGGTCACTTGATCCTGGCCGTTCTGCATGGCGTTGTAGACGAGATTCTTGGTGGAAATCTGAGGCATCGGCGCTTCGCCATACTCGACAAAGCTCATCTCGAACGTGACATATCCGCCGTAGCGATCCTCCTCGACCATGCGATAGCGCGTACACACGACCGTCTTCGTCAGCAGATCGCCCGCGCCACTGCGGCCCATGTTTGGCAGCTGGAGCACGCCCTCGCCGCCCTGATCGAGGCGCATCTGCAGATTGTCGCGGCCGATCCTATAATCGCGCTTCAAAAGCCAGCTGGAAGCAAGAGGCAGCCCTGCATACCCTTCCTGGGTATTTTCCTGATCTCGCACATACGAGACAAAATACGCGCGCACGGTGAATTCGACGGCGCGCTGACCCATATCCTCGCTGTAGCAACGATCCGATTTAGGGTACTCGTGGACTACAGTGCGGCGGCCAGATTCACGCGCGCCGCTGTCGGTGTAAAATGGGCATCCATCAAACATCGCCGGGAGCAACATCCCGTCGCGCCACGGATTGTGGATGTCCTTAATCGTGCCCATGAGGTTTTACGATGACTGATCGCACCGACTTCTATGTTTACGTGCTGTTCACAGAGACCGGCCAACCGTTCTATGTCGGCAAAGGCTGCGGCCGCCGTTGGAGTGGCCATGAAAGAGAAGCGCGCGCAAATACGATCTTGCCGCGCGCCAATAAAGCCAAGCTCGCAATCATCCGCAAAATGCTTGCGGCAGGCCTCGAAATGCCAAAAGTCAAAATCGCTACGAATCTGACACACGAAAGGGCCTGCGAATATGAGATAGCTTGGATCGCCGCACTCGGTCGGCAGCCTAACGGTCTCCTCATTAACCAAACCGCTGGCGGCGAAGGCGACCAGGGCAAGCCGAAATCAGCAGAGCATCTCGCTAAACTCGCTGCCGTATCAGCGAGGGCAGGCGCGAAGATCAGTGCCGCGCTCCGTGGCAAGCCGAAGTCAGCCGAACACTGCGCCAAGGTCGCTGCCGCGTTGCGTGGTAAGACATATTCGGCTGAAAGGCGCGCCAAGATGAGCGCCGCGCGCCGCGGTAAACCACTCTCGGCAGCATTCATCGCCAAGCGCGCTGACCGGTCGGCGGAGACCTGCGCCAAAATGCGCGCCGCACATCTCGGCAAGAAGCATTCTGCTGAGACGCGAGCCAAGATCAGCGCAGCACTACGCGGCAGACCCCATAAACCGTTTTCTGATCAAACACGAGCCAAGATGAGCGCCGCCAAGCGTGGCAAAACTCGCGGACCACATTCAATGGAGACGCGGGCCAAGATTGGTGTCGGCAACCGCGGCAAGAAGCATTCTGCTGAGACGCGCGCTAAGCTCGCATTCATAGCTCGGAATATGTCAGCTGAAACCCGCGCCAAAATCAGCAAGACATTACGCAACAGAAACGCCCACCGACTCGCTGTCGATCGCGTCACGCCATCAAATTCCGAATAGCCCACCTAACGTGTGCGGCCCAGTAACCGTGGGGGTCATCATGGTTTGGCGTGACATTTCCACGCGTTTGAAAAGCCCGCCTCCGGCCGCATGCACATTCGTGCCCGGCGGCGCGTTGACATCGACTGAGAGCTTCCCAGTGCCCTCGACGCGGTGAGTCATCGACCCGGCGTCGAGCACCGAGCGGTCGAGGAAACTGCCACCCAAGCCACCAAGTAGACCGCCGAGGCCGCCGCCGAGCATTCCGCCGCCGCCACCGATCAAGCCGCCAAGGATGCCGCCAAAGCCGCCGCCACCTCCCCCGAGGAGGCCGCCAAGGAGGCCGCCAAACGGGCCAAAGCGACGCCCAAGCAATCCGCCTATGTTGATGCCGGCAGGCATCCCAAGCCCGCCAAGTGCCCCGCCAAGGCCACCAGAAGGTCCAGGAAAGCCCCCGCCGCCACCGGAGCCACCACCACCCCCGGCGCCGCCATCCGCACCAGCGGTCAGCGCCGAGGCGCCGGCCACGTCGATGCCACCACCTCCGCCGGGCGGCCGACGGAATTCATACTGGCCGCTCGCAAACTGCTTTTCGAAGGCGCCTTGGTTTCCACCAAGTCCGGTAAACATCCCTGTTTTCGGATCAACCCCTTCGACAAGCGTAACGTGAGACCCTGTCTCTCCCGTCGGCACGTATTCATGACCAGCCCTATAGCTGGTTTTCCTGACTGCGATATCGCCAGCATGCGGCGTCGGATCGACCTCGCCCCACCGACGCCAGTTCGAGGCAACCGAGCTGCCGGGCGGCGGCTTGTATCCTGACGCCTTGACTACCGACGAGGCAAAATCTCCGCACCACTGAGCATGTTTCGGGTAGCCTTGACTCGCCATGAATTTCTCAACCGCGCCTGGGCCTCCCGCGAACGCAACAGCGCGCGCCCGTGCCAAAATGCCGCTCGGCACCGTCGGATCGCCCGCGACACCAGAGGCGCCCGGCAAACCCATCCGATCGGCACCCGTGCTTGCACTAGCTGTTCGAGAAGCGGGGCCTGCGCCGGAAGCCATTCGCCGAGCCCAGCGAGCATCAGGCGCCTCGATGCCGAAATTCTCGCCGCCAGCCGAGAAGGTCCGCGGGCCTCCGCCAAATCCTACGCTGCCCGAGGCGTTGCCCGTCGCAAAATTCGAGATATTCGAACCGCCAAGCACATCGCCGAGGATCGGGTCGAGCTGCCGCGTCTGCTTCTCGGAGAGCCCGCCGGCCGCTCTGCTATGCGTGATCGCGGGGAAATATCCTCCACTGAGAGTCTGCCGGATCGATTGGCCGCGCGCAGCAGCGCGGTTCAAAATCGATTCCATAAAGGCCTGCTGCGCCCTTGGGCCCTGACTGCCCACCTCGGCGTGCGTGTAAGCCAATAAGCGCGCGCGCACCGCTGGGTCGGCCAGCTCTTGCGCCTGCCTTTGCCGCAGCTCGCCGAGCGCACCGCCGCCGCCACCAATGACCTTGGTGTCGCCGGGGCCGAGCGTTCCTGCCGGAATTGCAATATCTGGCGCGCGCACACCAACCTGGGCAGCATCATGAGCGGCAGGAGCCGAGCCCGTCGCAGCGGGCGCAGGACCGCCGACCAAACCTTCGGGTGCGGCACCGCCGCCTTTCCCTCCAGCCGCTGCCGCCTTGCTCCGCGGATCGAGAATATCGTTGAGGCGCATGAGTTGGTCGGTGTTGTCCGTCGTCGCCTTCGTTTGCGCCTCGGTCTTGTCGGTCTGCTCCTGCGTCGCGGCGCGCTGCCGGAAAAAGCTCTCGGCAAGGCCCGGCGCGCGTTCGGGGGCCTGTGGAATCCTGATCCCTTCCGGCATCCCAAGCGAGGCCAACTGCACCGGCTCCTCGATCTCGCTCCGGCGCCCTCGCCATCCACTCCCCTGCCCTTGCGCGCCGGGAATGTTAAGATGCGGGGGCGCCGTCACAGCAGCAGGCGCAGGCGGCGCCACTGAGATTCCAGGCTGCGTCACTTCCGGCCAATTCACTCCAGGAACTGCTTTCTCGAGGGTCCGCTGCAATCTCAGATAGCCCGGCCCCTTCACCTCCTCGAATTTTTTCCCGGCCTCCATTATTGTTAATCCAGCGCCAATTCCGCCGCCAATACCTAGCCCGGCCGTAGCTGGTGGCGCCAAAGCAGCTGCAGCCGGAGCAACAGCCCCAGCCACGGCGGCAGGCGCAGCCGCTTCCGCAGCAACAGCCTCCGGCGCCGCAGCCTCAACCGCCCCCGCCGCAGCTCTAGCCCCCGCCCGAGACCGAAACCATCCGAACGTCCGCTTTATCCTTCCGGCAGCCCAAAACGTGCCGCCAATCCCCCCCAAGGTTTCAGCAAGATTAAAAAGCGCATGGCCAGCCGCATCCAGTGTCGAAGAAAGTATCGGAAATTTGTCAGTGAACGCAGTTATCGCATCTCTCAAATCATTAAACGGCCCGCTCACCATATTGTTTAATGCAAGAGTTGCCGCGTCAGTCGCCTTAGCGTGCTCTCCGGCAGACTTTGTTTCATCATGAGCTGCCTCGATCCCATCATGTATCTCCTCGATCTGCTTCTGGTTTGCCTGCACGAATTCGCCGCGAGCGATCCGCAATTCCGGCGGCAGAGAGAGAGCCGCAAATTGTTTTTCCGTAATATCTTCAGCTGTTCGCGGGTTCCTGCGAATATTCTCCGCTTCCTGCCGCCGCATGAAGGCGAGTGCTTCATTCATGATTGCAGCAGGCGATCCCTTCGGGTCCGCAACCCGCATCGTCTGCCAGCGCTCCAGCATGGCACGCACCTGTTCCGGATTGGTGAATACCGTGCCAAGCCGTGAAGTTTCTTCTGTGCCTCCCGTCGCTGCTCTCTGAATACTCCGGAAAAACGACTGTATTTTCTGCTCGCCGACTTTCAGATCAACACCTGTCATAGTCCGCATGCTTTCGCCGAGCGCGCGGAACTGGTCGGACGCGATACCGACAGATTTGGATCGCGCTTCAAGCCCCAGCATATCATTGGCGATATCTTTGAACCCCTCGGAGGCTTCGGCGAAAAGCCTCGGCATAGCCGCAACCGCTACACCCAAGCCCTCGACACCGTGCGTCGCCTCCAGAGCCAGTTTGCCAAATTCACCAAGCGGCAATCCGGATATCTTCGACGAGTAGTTGCCAAATGCCGATATTGCCTTGGAGAAACCCTCATGGATCTTTTTAGTATGTTCCTCCAGCTCCTTCTGGTTTTTGGCCTGCTCCGCGGAATTTTTCTTCTGCTGATCAGTGATGGCCTGACCGGTCTGCTGCATAGCTTGCTTTAACTTCGCCAGCTCAGGCGAAGCTTGATCAACAAATTTCACACTAAGCTGAAGTTCTTGCTCGTTGGCCATTGATGCGCCCAATCACCTGACTAGAGTCGCCCTATCTCGGGCCATATAATCC